GATCTTCCGCCGCGAAGCCGCCCGCGTTGTTGGCGAGGAATTCGTCCATCGCCTGGCCCTGCTGCAACTGGCGCTGCTGCGCGAGCATGGCGAGCCGGTTCGCCTGCAAGCCCTGCGCGCGCGCAAGGGTCTGCCCGAAATCGGGAACCTGTATCGGCGTGTAGGAGAATGCCCCGCTCATTTCTGGTTCTGCATCCACCAAGAGGCGAGGTTGTTCGCGCCGCCCATCAGCGCGTTAGCCGCCTGGTTCTGGCCGCCCGCGAGCGTCGAGCCGATGCCCTGCATGGTCTGGCCGGCGTTCTGGCCATACATCTGCCCGGCCTGCACGCCCTGCCCCACCGCGGTCTGGCCAACGCCCGCGAGACCCGCGAGGCGGTTCCAATAATTCCCGTAGTCCTGCGCCGCGAGGCCCTGGGAATACTGCAACGCCGCGCGCTGCGCCTGCCCGCTGTTCGCCAGCCCCATCCCGGCGAGGCGGTTGTTGAGCATCCGCATCCCCTCGTTCTGCTGGAACTGGTAGCCGGGCGAGCCCTGGAAGCCGCCCGTCACCTGCGGGACCATCGCGCCGAGCGCCTGCTGACCGGCCGCGCGCCATGGCGCCAAGTCCTGCCGGTTCTGGTTATACATCTGCGCCTGTAGCGCGAGCGCGTTCTGCCCGCCCTGCGCCGCGGTGTTCGCCGCCTGATTGGCGCTGTATGCGCCGTAAAGCGCCGAGCCGCCTTGAAGCAGCGGGACGAGCCAATCCATCATCGGTCAGTATCCCATAAAGCGGCGGATGTTCTGGTCGGCGCCGTAGTTGTTCCCGCCCTGCGCGACGGGCGCCTGACCGCCGAGCGCGCCGAGAACAAGCGCGTTGAGTTGGTCCGCGCCCATTTCACGGGAAACAGGTCGCCGCGCCTGCATCGGCGCGCGCTGCGGAGGCGCAGCACCGAAGGCGGCGCCGGCCTGTCCGCGCGGGTCCCACATGTAGCCGCCGGGGAACGCGGAACGCGCCGCCGGCACATACTGCATTTCGTAGGGCGCCGGCCGCGCGCCGATAGGCGGCATGGGCGCTTGCATCTGCGGGTTGGCGAGCGCCGCCATAAGCGCCGCGGCGAGTTCGGGGTTCATGCCGTTTTCCCAGCCCATAGAAGGCGCAGCCACGCCCGCAAGCGCGTTGCGCGGTCCAACGATGCTCATGTCGTGCTTTCCACTCCTACGCGCAGCGTGCCGCTGGCCAGGTCAATCGGTGCGCCCGTGACATTCCAGAACGTCACGGTCACGCTGTTCGTCGTCGCCGTCGCAAGCAGGATGATCCCGCTTTGAACCGCGCTATGGGTCGCCCACGCCTTGTCGCCCGGCTTCGCGCCCGCGAAGGCAACGGCAATCGAGGAAGTCGCGCCGCTCAGGATGTTCGGCGGGTCATAAACCTGCGCCTGTTCGGTCAGGATGCCGAAACGGTCGCGCCATGCGTTGAACAGCTTCAACCAGATCGGCGTGACCATCCGCGACGCCCCAACCACCGGATCGGCGGAAGGGATCGGGAAGTCGTAGCGTTGCTGGGCCATTAGCTGGCGCCCGGCACCGCATCAAAGTTGGCCGCAATCAGCGTCGTGCGGACGGGGTCGCTCATCTGAATGCGAAACACCCGCTCGCGCGACGTGCCCAGCCGCAGCCACCGAACCCGCGTGCGATATTGGCCCATGGCGCCAAGGCTCGCCTCGTGGTCATAGCCGAACGTCCGGCCGCCATCGTCGGAGACGGACAACCAAACCTTCGGCGCCGAGCCCAGCCCGCTAACCGTGCCAACGCCCGTCTCCATGTCGGCTTCAAGCTTGCTCAGAAACAGCCGCTTGCCTTCGTTGTAGAGCGGCGCGCCAACGGCCGTGCGAATGATGGGGTCGCCGTCCTCGGTCGGGAACGTCGGGTCAACGACATAAATCCGCCCGTCAACGCTATCCCCGGCCAACGTGGCGCCGCCGAACGACACGCCACCAATCGCCCGCCACGTGCCGTTGTATTGAACCGGCTCGCTTTCGCGCTCGTGCCAGGACTGCGTCGCCAGGTCATAGACCCACGTCTCGCCCGCGTCGGGGAACGTCAGGACGTAGAAGGTATGGCCCTCTTGCTCATAAATCCAACCGCGGGAATCGGATACTGTCTCGTAGCCCGCAATCGCCTGCTCAATCGCGTGCGTGCTGATGCGCTGCGCGGATGCGCCCTCGCCGCGATAGACCACGCGGTTAGCGCCAAGCCAGAACGGGTTGTTATTGTAGTCCGCGATGCTGAACCGCGAGCCGCAGCCCTGCGGCACCAGCCCCCCCGCGAGTTCCGTGAACGGCACGTCGCCCTGAGTGGACCCGGACCATATCTCGATGCTGTCGGTCCCGAAGAACCACAGGAAGTCGCCGATGCGCCGCACCGCCACGATGGCGTCCGGGGCGCTTTCCGCACTCGCGAAGTCAAGCGCGTCATAGGTCGCGGCGTCGTTCAGCGCGGACCAGAAAAACGACGTGCTATCAGGCCGCGAGAACACCATGAACCCGTTGAGGTAAGCCACGGTCGCCGCGCCGGGGAAATCCGCGTCCGTGATCTGCGTCAATGTTGCAGGTGTTGCAATCCACGCCTGTTGCGTCTCGGGGACCACCACAACCATCTGCGTCCCGTTGTTCGCCATGCTGACCGCGCCGCCGGCCGCCAGCGTGCCGAGCGCGGTATAGGCGCCGGACGTGTCCACCGCATACACCGTGTCATCGGCCACGATGTAGCAGAGGTTGCCCATAACCTGCGCGCCGCGGAACGGTCCCGCCGGCAGGGTCGTGAACACGTCGAGCCCCGGCGTGGGGATCAGAATGACAGGGGCTTTGGCGTCGCGAGGTTCTTGCTCGGCGCACCAATTAATTATGCGCTGGGCAGAAACGGGAAGGCTACGGTGGCGATACGATTGGAGCGCCATGGGGATGCGCGGCATTGTGCGGAACACACCTCCATGTCTTGCCGGTTGCGATGTTGTGAACGGTGGCCAAGTGCAAGCCCACGTCAGCCGCGATTACGCGAAGAAGTTCGCCGCGAGCGCGTCGCTTGCGTATTTCCAAGACAACTGCGGGGTTTATCTTCGCGCAGTGGTGCTTTTCGCCTGCGGGATATGTGTAGTGCTTCTTGCTGTTTCTGACGTTCTCGCGGCGCGTAACCCACCGCAGGTTTTCCGGGCGGTTGTCGTCGCGAACGTTGTTGATGTGATCCACTTCGTGCCGCGGCGAAGGCGGCAAGCCGTGGAATGCGAGGCATATCAACTGATGCACCGGGCGCCCTGCGCGCCGGGGCTTTCCAACTTCCGGCGGGCAGTCAGCGTCGGCAATGGCGCCGCACTGCATGTAACCGCACGGATTCCTAAACGACTTCAACCGCAGCGGCGGGTTAAGCGGTTTCTTGTAGTGCCACAGCCGGTAAACGTGTCCGTCTTCGCCGGCCAGATAGTTGCTGTATCCAGGGATCTTCCGCATCCCTGATACTTAGTGTTTTTCGTGCTAGTTTCCAGTATCTACCGGCACAGGATGCGCGGCATCAGCCCATGCTCTGGTTCTGTTCAGCCTGCGCGAAGTAGTTCTGACCGCTCGTGAAGTTCTGCTGCGCGGTGCCCATAAGTTGCTGCAACGCCGCGTCCTGACTGACCGCCTGACCCTGCGGCACGAACAGCCCTTGGCGAACAAGGTCGTCAAAGGCGTAATCGAGCATATATTGCCCGACCGTCAGGTTAGATTGCGGGAACAGGCCGCTAAATGCGCCGTTGAACGGCTGGTATTGCGCGTTGAGGTCCGTGCCGAAGAACCGGCTGGGGTTGTCGGCGTAGTCGTCGCCCGCCTTGTAGAAGTAGCCTTGGCCCGGCGCCGTCATGCTATCGCTGGGCATGAACTGCCCCACGGCGTAGCCCGCGCCCACCGCGGTCGGGTTGACCGCGTAGCCCTGCGCCGCCGCCATCGCCATAAGCTGCTGCTGGAATGCGTTGGCGAAGTCCATGTTCGCCTGACCGCCGTTGTCCTGACCGCTGAACGATTGAAACCCGAAGCCGCCGGTCAAGCCGGTCGGCATGGTGCCGCCGGATGCGATAAAGGAATTCTGCACTTGGTTCGCGAGTTCGGGCGACCACGTGAAACCTGCATTCCAGTTGGCGCCCACGCTTTCCTGCGGGCCGAACTGGCCGCCGATGGCGCCGCCAAGCTGCGCGCCGAGGAATGCGCCGATGGGGCCAAGGAACAGGCCGCCGACAGCCGAGCCGAGCCCGGAACCGATCTGCTGTCCCATGGGGTCGCGGTCGCCGCTGTATCCAGCCTGCCCGGCGACGTAGTTGCCAAGGAGGCCGCCGCCGAGCGTGCCGAGGCCGCCGAGCAAGTCGAAGCCGCCGCCAAGCAGCCCGGAGCCCATGACGCCTTCAAGGCCGCCAGTGGCCGCGCCGGCAACGTCGTCAACGAGGTCCGCGCCAAGCGCCGCAGCCGTGCCACCGCCGTCCATGACGGTCTGCCCACCCGTCGCAAACTGCGACAGATCAATAGGCTGCGGCGACCACAAAACTTGATTGCCCGCCGAGGCGCCCCAGCCGGCCGGCAAAACCGCCGAGCCGAACTCAGCGCCGCCGAACGGCACAATAGGAAGCCCATACAGGCCCGTCAGGCCGCCAGCGGCACCACCGCCACCGCCGCCGCTGCCCGTGCCCGCCAGGCCGCTCGTAGAGCCCTGCGTGGCCGCTTCTGGCGCAAGCGCGCTGATCGGGTCAATCGGCGCCCCCGCAGCCGGTGCCGCAGCGCCCGCGCCGAGCGACGTGCTGCCCTGCGTGATGCCCGAAACCGCCGTGCCGGAACCGCCGAGCAAGCCGCCCAACTGCCGGATTAGGTTCGGGTTCGCCAACGCCGCAAGCAGCCCCGCGCCGCCGCCAATCGCGCCGAGGCTGCCGCCGCCGCCGCCGCCAATCGGAACAACAACGCCGTCATCATCATCCGGCGGCATAATCGGAGACACGCCGCCGCCGACGTTCGTCACCGGCCCGCCGCCGCCGCCAGTCATCCGCTCGGGACGATAGCGGCTGTCGGCAAGCCCAGGCTCGTAGGACAGCCCGCGCTGATAGCGGGACGAGGTTCGCGGTGCAGCGCGAGTGCCGCTCATTGCCAATCCCCATCCCAAATCCCGATGCGGCCACCGCGCAGAAGCGCAGGCTCAACCGTCATCGGTATGTCGTCGGCATAGATGCCCTGAAGGTTGCGGAAGGAAGTTTCCGCGCGCTCGATCAGCAGCGGCGAGATAACCGCCGTCGCGCCGTATTCCGGCGCCATCCGCAGCGCCAGGTTGGTCTGAATCGCCTCGTCATGCGTGGCCGGAACCGCGAGGTTCGTGCCCGCGGCAAGCGTCGCGCCGACAAGCCCGGAAAGCTGGACGCCCTCGTTTTCCCAAGCCGCGATCATTGATTGCAGCGCGCCGATGAAGTCGCCGGCCGCATCCGCGTTGAGTTGCTCGCCCTCTTGCAGCACGCCGATAAGGCGCGCGGCGCGCGTGATGTGCTGCAAGACGGTTGCCATCAGACTTCCTCGCCCAGATCCGGCTTGTCAGCCGTCACGGTCAACACCGTCTCGCCCATCAGGAACTTGTGCAGGTTGCCCGTCCAAGCCTTGGAACCGACATGGTCAAGCGTCACGTCCGGATCTACCCAAAGCTTGCCGCCGATGCGGCGCCACTCCCGGCTAAACCAGACATCCTCGCCAACGATTCCCTCCGTCGCGCTCGGCGGGGTCGCAAACCAGTTATGCATTTTGCGCTCAGGGTTGACCGGGTTCGGCCAATCGTATTCCGGCCGCTTCTCCCGCATCACCATCAGCGCGTCGCGCGTGATCTTGGTGAACCCCATCGGGATCGCCTCGGCCTCGATGAGATGCCCGGTCTGGTCCGCGCGCGACCGGCCCATCATCTGGCCGTTGTCCTCGACAAACTGCGCCGTCCACTGTTCCCACGAGTTTTTCATGGGATACGCCGCCGCCGCTACCGGCGCGTCCGCGGTCAGGATGCGGAAGAAGCCTTCCGGCTCCCAGCCCATGTCCTGGTCAATGAAAAACAGCGTATCGCCGTCCCCTTGCAGGAAGCCCAGCGCCAGCGTGTTCCGCGCCCGCGCAATGTAGGCATCGCCCTCAAGGATCAGCACGTCATACGGCTGCCCGGCCTGCTGTAGCGCGTGCAACGTCTTGGTAAGCGAGGCGACATAGCGCCCCACGGCCCCGCCGAAGATCGGCGTTGCGATGATCACCTTCTCCGCCATGAAGGTAGCAGGGGGCGAGTTGCCCCGCCCCCTGCCCTGCCCTTAGCCGACGAGGCCGAGGGAACGCAGCGCCGTCGCCATCTGGCGAACCGCTGTGTTCACCGCGTCGGCTTGGGTGGACGTGCCGAAGCCCCAGGGCGAAGTCGAGGTCGCCGCGGTCGTGGTGGTGTAGGCCGTCACGCTCGGGCGCACGATGGGCGTGGTCAGCCCATAGAAGCCAAGCAGGTCAGACGAGGCGTTCCCGAGGCGCGTGCCGTCGGGGTTGCCGTCAGAGAGTTCACGCACAGGCATTTGATCGGCCTCCTTAGCCGTTCATGCGGACGCCGAGGCGACCGTCCAGCGTCTTCACGCCGTAGATCACATCGAGACGCCAGCGCTGGTTGCTGTTCACGCCGTCCCACACCGGGGCGAAGCGCATGCTGATCCCCTTGTGGGTCTCGCGGGCGCATTCGGTGACGCCAGCCGGCATGACCAGCGGACGGTTCACGAAGGCAATCGCGTTCTTGTGGAACACCGCGTTGAGGGGGATGGTGGTGGACGCGGCGCCGATGAAGACGAGGTTGAGCCCGTCCGTGTTGGCGCTGGTCATGCTCACGGTCTGCTCGGCGCCGCTCGTGATGATCGGCGGGCTGATGTCGAGCGTGATGTTGCCGCCGCCGTCCGCAGTCGCGTCGGTGTTGACGACGAACTGCTGAAGATACGGAAGCACCGGCTTGGAGCCGACCACGCTCGGGACCGGGTTCACGGCAACCATGCCGCTCGCCAGCGTGCCCAGCGTGAACACTTCGCCAGCCTTCACGGTCGCACCTGCGGCAAAACCGTCGCAAATCAGGTTTTGCTTGTAAGTGGACTTGACCGCCGAATACGCGGAAGTCTGCGCCGCGCCGTTGGTCAGCAGGCCCGCGCCGTTGACGCGCGTGCCCGTGGTCACGGTCGGCACGTTCTGCGAGCGGTAGACGTTGTCCACGCCCGCCATCTTCGGCATCTCGGCCTCTTCGATGGCCGACTTGGCGATGTTGTTGACGAAGACGGAGTTGAAGCTGCCCGCCAGCGCATAGGCATCGGCGCTGGTCAGCACCGCCTTACGCATGGAGTCCGGCACCGCCATCTCGTCAAGCCGCTGCGGCCCGCGGGCGAAATCGGCCCAAGAGTCGATGGTGTTGCCCACCGTGCCGACATGGTTCCACAGCCCGGCGATGCGCGCGCCAATGGCGCGGTCGATCGTGTTGGCGATGGTCCGCATGGCGGGGACGAGGAAGCGCTCGCGGAAGTCCGTAATGGACAGCGTGCGCTCCTTGTCGGTGAACTGGATCGCGACGCCGGCCCACTTGTCGATGCTGACAGTGGTCGAGCCTTCATCCGTGTCGGACACCGACATGGTGGCCGACTCGTAGCCCTGGTAAGACACCGGGCGGCGGATGGTCACGGTGTCACCCGTGCCGGCCACGAACTCGTCCGAATAGTCGGTGTGGACGAGCTTCGGGAAGACAAGCATGTTGTCGAGAAGGACAAGGCCCTCCCGCACCACGCGGGTCGGCGTGATGATTGCGTTAGACATTTAGCGGGGTCCCTATGGGATGCCCCTGCGCTCAGCCGCGGTGAGTGACTTCCTTACTCACGATGGCCGCAAACTGGCTCATCGGGATTCGGTCGAGGTCCACCGTGTTCCCGCCCCCGCCTCGCAGGCGTGGCGGCGGGTTCGGCGCAGAGGTCGGTTGCACCACGGGCGTCGCCGTGCGCGCTTTGAGCGTCGCGCGGAGTTCGCCCAGTTCGATCAGTGCGACCGGGACAGGAACGGACCTAAGACGCGCCTCAACCTCGGGATTCCTGGCGATGTGATACGCCACGTCCGCGCCGAGTTCGGCGATGACATTGGCGACGGCCTGGCCATGCTGCCCGGCCTTGCCGAGCCTCATTCCCAGTTCCGCGATAGCCGTCCGGGCTTCCGGGTCGGCTTTCTCGATCACTGCCACTTGCTGGGCTAGGTTCGCCGCAAGATGCTGCTCACGGGTCGCGATCTGCGCCTGTTGCAGTTGCTGCGAAATGCGAACCTGCGCCTCGACTGCCGCAGACCGCCGGATGTAATCCGTCTCAGCCTTGCGAAAGCCGGGGTCAAACTCCCCAGCGGGGAAATCCTCTGGCTTGGGCGCCGGGCCGACGTGCTGCTCCACGATGGCCGCAAGCGGGTCTGCCTGCGGTGCGCGTGGTGCCTGGGTCGGCTGCTGCTGCTGCGGCTGCTGACCGCCCGCCATCTGGCGGATGATCTGCATGGCCTCGGCAAGCTGCGTCTCGGCGTTCGTAGCCCGTGCCGCGAGATGACTGATGCGGCGCTCGGCGCGGCTCTGCCGCTGCTGCGGCTGCTCGTCGCCCCCGTCATCGTCATCGGGTTCTGGTTCCGCAGTGGCCGGCGCTGCGGTCTGTTCGGCCTGCTCAAGCGTTTTGTCGTCGGTGACGCCAGCAACACCGGAAGCCGGCTCACTCGCGAGAGTGGCCGGGTCAAACGTATCAGTCATGAAATCCCCTAGCGGGTTGCGCGCGCTGGTGTGGCCCAGGCGATAAGCCCCGCGGATAAGCCCCGCGGCCGGCTATTCAGACGCCCGGAGGCGCCTGCATTCCGTTCGCCATTCCTGGCATTATCTGCGGCTGGCGCGCCTGCACGACGCGCTCCACCACATCAATCGTTCCCTTGACGCCCTCGCGCATGGTGGACGCCTTGCGCTCCTCGATCTTGCTCGCAACGTCCGCGGCCTGAATGCTCAGCTTCTGCCCGGCCTGCTGCGCTTCCATCTCGGCGCGCATCGCCTCAAGCATGACTTTGGCCTGTTCCAGCCGCAGCCGTTCCTGCTCAACCAGCCGGTCGGTCTCGGCCTTGAACTGCGCGGCCTGCGCCTTCGCCATTTCGGCCTGCGCGAGCATCGCGTTCGGGTCAGGCTGCTGGCCCTTGGCCTGCATCGCCTGCATCATCTTGGCGTCTTCTGGGTTCTCGGGGTCCGGATCGACAAGCCCTTGCATCAGCATCATGCGACGCGCGCGCGACGCGAACTGGTCCGCGTCCGGGAAATCCATCGCCTTCGCGAGAATATCGGCGGTCGCCGCGCCAAACTGCGGCATCGCCTGGATCATCGCGAGCATACCCTCGCGGGCTTCCTCGCGCTTCGTGCTGTAGCTCGGCCCCGTGCTGGCAACCACGTCATAGCGCCCAACAGACAGGTCGTTGACCTTGCGCCCGTCAGGCAGCGTCACGTTGATCTGCTTAAAGTCCTCGCTGCCGTCCTCGCCCATGACGCGCACAACGCGCGCCGTGTCATAGACGCGCGGGATCATATCCACGAGGCAGCGCCCGGCCCGCGCCACGGCGTCGGCCAGGTTGTCGGCATACAGAAACGTGCCGACGTCGCCTTCGCGCTGGCGCGAGATGATGGCGCGGCCCGAAACCGCGTTGCTCTCTTTGCCGAGGCTTTCGCGGTAAATGCCGATGGTGGCTTCCAGATCCATTGCCGCGCTCTGCGCTTCTTGCAGCAGCGAAGCCGCCGGCATGTCAGGCGCGATCCGCTGCGGCGGGCCGGGGTTCTTGTCGTCCGGCGTGAATGCCAGATACGGCAGGTTCAACTGGTTCGCGTTCGCCCACTGAGCTTTGTTCGCGGCGAACTGCTTGTGGGTGCCGAGCCACTTCACCTTCGGCGCCATCGCGGCGGATTCCGCCAGCGAAGACCGCATGACGTTGTAGAGAACCTGCGGATCGCGCGCGAAGCGGACCACGCCCGCGCGAACCACGCGCTCGCCGACGTTGATCTCTTCCCCGATCACGCGGATGATCGGCAGGTAGCGAGACGGCCAATCCGCCGTTTCTTCAAGCTGCTCAACGCCGTTGATGAGCCGCATCTCGACGCGATGGCTATCCGCCATGCGCTCGCGCACGAACCCGCCATTAGCCTGCACCACGGCGACGGCGGTAGCCTCGTCCATGTCGGTCACGTCAATAACCGCGCCCGTCGCGCACAGCACCAGCCGGCGCTTAACCGGAACCTTGCGCCACCACTCAGCCACGCGCACAAAGTCGCCCTGGCGCCACTCGCCCCAAATGCTGGCATCATCCCAGGACACCAGCGAAGCCTTCGGGAACCGCGCCTTGAAGTCCCGCTCCGGGATCAAATCCTGCACGAACACGCCGTCCGCATCGCAGCCGGTCGGGTCCGTGGTGCCGGCGTAGAACACCGCCGCAAACGGGCTGGGAATGCGCCCGATGCCCAACTCCATGTCGAAGCTGGTCTCATAGGCGTAATCGTAGGTAATGCGGAAAAAGCCTTGCCCGCACCGCACCGCGTTCTCGGCCGCGGTCACATACGCGGATTTCGCGTTGCTCTGCGCCTCGATATTGCGGATCAGGCCGTTGTAAACCTGCGCCGTCTCGGGGTCCGCGCCGCCATCCACCGGGCGCACCGTGATCCCCGGCGGGTTCAACCTGATATCGCCCGTCACCTGGCGGCAATACTGCGGCAGGCGGTTAATCGTCAGCGCGGGCCGGCCCGTCGCAAGCCGCTGGCGCCTGTCCTCGGGGTTCCACTGCTCGCCGGCCAGGAACTTGAGATCCTTTTCGGCCTCAAGCATGTTCTCGCGGTCGCACTCAACCGCAGCATCCCACGCGTCGCGGGCTTCGGTCAGAAACTTGTCGGTTGTCGCGACCATCAGCCTGCCCAGGAAACGGCTACGAAGTCGTCCATACCCGCCTCCTGCTTCTCTTCCTCGGCCATGATGCAGCCCGTCCGCATCGCGTCGGCCGCGTGGCTGGTCCAATCGTGTCGGGGACGGTCGCGAAAGGTCTTCAAGCGATCATCCCAATCTTTGCGATACTGCCGCAGCGCCTCTAGCCCCTGCGCGCAGCGCGTGGCGTCAAACCACATGCGCGGCAGCAGCAGCCGCACCGCGTTGATGCCGTCATCCACCGGCAGGCGCGGTGCCACCTCGAACCGGATGCCCAGTTCCTCGGCCATCTCTAGCCGGCTGCGCCCGCTGCCCAACTCGCGAACCGCGATATCGTGCGGCGCAATGTGGCGGTCATAGACGTAGGGCTTGGCTTGCAGCGTCTTGGCGTAGTGGGCGAGCCCCTCGCCCGTCATCTCGTAGAAGTCGATCACGCGGATTTCGCGCGCGGCACGCTGCACGAACCAGATGGCCGTGCTGTCGCCAACGCCGAGGTCCCACCAAGTCTCAACCGGCACGCCCGGCTCGTATTGCACCTGACGAACGCGCCCCTCGCGCTGGGCATCGTCAAGCAACTTGCCGTAGTAAGAGCCGATCACCGCAGCGTCGAAGCTGCATTCATATTCTTGCAAGAATTGCTCTTCGGACATGGCCCGGCGCGCGGCTTCCAACTCATCCGCGGCAAGGATGCCCGTCTCGCTCGCCCGCAGCGCCAGCGCGAACCAGTCATCCGCGCGCGTGGCGCCGTCATAGATGCGCCAGAACTCGTTGCGCCCCTTCGGCGTGCCGATGAACAGCGCGCGCCCGCGACGATCCGACAGCGCCGGGCGGATAACCTCGGGCCACACCGCAGGCGGCATGTCCGCGAACTCGTCCAGAACCACATCGTCAAGGTAGATACCGCGGAGGGCATCGTAGTTCTCAGCGCCATACAGCCGCACTTGGCCGCCGTTCGCGAGCGTGACGCGTAGTTCCGTCTCGTGCGCGTCGGTCGCCACAGGCGCCGCGAACCGCTTGACGTAATCCCAGGCAACCGCCTTGGCCTGGCGGTAGGTTGGCGCGATGTAGGCGCACCGCGCGTCGGACTTGCCGTTGAGCGCGGACAGGATCAGCCGTTGAACCGCCGCGACCGTCTTCCCGGCGCGGCGATGCGCCACACAGGCCGCGAAACGCTTGTCAGTCTTGACGAGTGGTTGAAGCTGCTTCCTGATCTTCAGCGTCAGGGTCGGTTGTGAGGTCTTCAAGGATCACCGTGACTTTGACCGGGCCGGCGTCGTCCGCGCCGCCGAGCAACGTGGTCGCCTTCGGCTTGCCCTCGATGCGGTCCAGAAGTTTGTCGGCGGCTGCAAGGCGCTCCATCGGCAGCGCGGACGTCGTTGCCACCTGATACATCAACTCGCGCATTTCCTCGGCGCGGGCTTCCCACTTGGCGCGGGCGTCTGGGTCTTTCAGCATGGCGCGGAACTCGTCGCTTTCAGCGTGGCCGGCCGGCTGGAATCGGAACGTCGAAGCGCCGCGCGCTGGGCCTGACGCCCAACACCCGGACGAACCTTGCGCGGGGATGCCGCTGGCAGGCTTGCCGCCGCGGTTGCGAGCGCCTTGGTTGACGTGGTTCGCGCGATTGGCGGCGCGCTTTTCAGCGCGGGTCACTTTGCAGCAAGCGCCCCAAACGCATAATCACGCGATCCGAAGCCAATGCTTCGCGGATCACCGTTTCGATGAGACGCCCCGGCTCAGCGGGCACGAACTCGTCGGAGTAGTCGGCAAGATGGCCGCGCTTCGGCCAACGGTTTTCCACAGCCTCGGCGCCAAGCCAGAAATACGGCGCGGGCGCCATGATTTCGTCAAGCTGATCCTCAAGAAGATCAAGCCCGATGCGCGTTACTTCGCTTGGCCGCGTCACGACGACACCAGATTAAACGTAGTCACACGCTTGCGCCCGTCGCTGGCTGTGCAGGAATGGACGATCTGGTATTCCATGACCCACAGATACGGGGGCACGGTCGTTTGCGCGGCCGGGATCGTCGCCAGCGCCGTCACAACGCCGCCGGACTCGGCCACGCTCGCAAGCGTCACGTCCGAGGAGACGAACGACTGCGCCGAAACCGTCGCGCCTTGCAGCCAGCCGGTGAAGTCCAGCGTGATCTTCTCGACGCTGTTCTGGCCGACCGGGAAGGACCAGTTGCCGCCGGCCGGATCTCGGCGCGCGGTCGAGCCGTTGGCGGATGCGGTTTCAGCGAGGAGGCGCAGCAGCATCAGGCAATCCCCAGCTTGCGCCGCAGGTCGGACATGACCTTCGCCGGGCTAATCGCCGGGTTAGCCGAGTGCCAGGCAAGGCCGCCCGCGATGCCGTTGGGCATCTGCACCGTGACGCCAGCCACGCCGTCGTGCTGGGCGAGTGTGAATGACGCAATGCGCCCTGCGGCCTTGAGGCGCGACAGTTCGGCAGTCACGCGGGCCGCGGTTTCACTCAGCACCGCCTGCCGCCACCTTTGCGCTTCGGCATCGGACCCCCAACGCAAAAGCCCCGGCCGGCCGAAGCCTCCGGGGCGCAGTGATCCACTATGCCTTCGCGCATAGCCCGTCTGCCTGCGCGGGTCAACCCATTTTCCAATGCTCGGCCAGCCGGTCCAACCCGGCCAGCAGCCTACCCGTCAGAACGGCCCTGGCGTGCCCGCTGGCGGCGTCCGCGCTTATCGGGCGGTTCTCTACCACCAAAGCCCACACAACGGCCCAGGCGGCCTCCCCAAGCGCCGCGCGGGCCTGCCGCACGTCCGTCAGGGCCGCAAGCTGCCACTCGGCGGGATGACCGCGCTGGCTGGGATGCAGGGTCACGATGACCCCATCCGGCTTCCACGCCGCGCCGCCGGCCCGCTCGGCCTGGACCACCAGCCGGTCGCACGCCTCGCGCTGCGGCTCGGTCAGGTCCATGTGCTCGTAATGCACGCGGACGCTGGCCCGGCGGATGGTGCGGGTCGGCATGTCCGGGTCCGGGCGGTCGGCAACCACGAAATCCCCTCGCGCCAGGCGGATTGCTGGGCCGTGGTCCAGCGCGACGGCAACTGGCACGGCTCGAGGCTTGCGGTGTTTCGCCATGGCTGCGCTCATGCTCCCCTGCCTTCAAGCCCCGTCTCGGCCATTTCGCTGCGGCACTCGGTCAGTTCGGCGCGGAGGCGCGCAATCTCCGCGCACGTCGCGTCCAGCGCAGCACGCGCTTGCAGAAGATCCGCGTCCCGCTGCTCGACCTCGACGCGCCAGGACTGCGCGCCGGCCTCGTATCCCGCCGCGTAGCCCTGCCGCCGGGCATCGGCCTCGCCGATGGTGTCGCTGCTCACGCGTCACCGTCCGGCCGCAGCGCGCGGATGGCGGCGGCATCTTCCGCGCCGCACGGATCACGCGGACACGCGCGCCAACGGTCGGCCTTGGTTTCAGCCGCCCGCACAGCAGCGGCCTCAGCGCACCCACAGTCCACCCATTCCGCCGCCATCTCCCGCGCCGCCGCGAAGCCTGCAGCCGACGACAGGCGCCGCAACGCCTCAGCCTCGTTTAGCAACTCCGCGACGCGCGCCTGTAGCCGCTCGATTTCGGCGGCGGCTTCCTCGCGCGATGCCGGGGCTTGCGACCGCAGCCGCGTCACAATGTCACTCATCTTCGCCTCCCTTCGCCGCGGGCGCGGACAGCGCGGCGGCAACGTGGAAATCCTCCACGGTCAACACGGCATCCGGCAGACCGTGCGACGACATGCGCCAGACCTCGCCGCTGGTCGCGAGGTTCCCGTATTGGCGCGTTGTGGGATGGTGCGCGGCGAACGACGCCAGCGGTTGAAGCGCCGCCCGCATCCTCTCCACCTCGGCCCGCGCCTCGTCACGCTCGGCCTGCGCTTCGTCTAATGCGCCCGACAGCAACTCGCGCAGCCGCTCGGTCTTATCCCGCTCGGTCACCAGCGCGCGGAGAAGCTCGGCGCAGTCATCCCAGGCGCCATAATCCAATCGCTTTGCCCACCGCTCCACGTTCTCCCGCCCGGTATTGACGTCGCGCGCGTCAGTCATGGGAAGCGCTTCCGTTTTGGGCCGCGCGCGCGCGCGTAACTGGCTGGTTACTTTGCCTCTTAAGCGCGTTCATCACTCAGCCTCCATCACGATCCACAGATGCGCCACAAGTCCGGCGAGCAGCAGCCAATCCAGCGCGGTCATGCGACCAGCTCCATTTGCTCGGGTGCCTTGACCCACGCCATCGCGCATTGCGCCGCATCCCATCGGTCGGCCATCTTCCGTGGCGTGTTCTGCGGGCAATGGTGGTTCTGCGCGATGTCTGTGCTGTCGAGGCTGTAGAACGGCCACGCTCGCCCGCTCAACTGCATCCCGCGCAGCATGTGCAGCCGAGGCGCGCGGTTGAAAGCGCCCATCAGCGCGTTCCATACCTCGTCCATCCGCCGGGTCCAGGGCTCGGACAGGACTGCGGCGTATTCGGCGGTAGAGCCGACGCAGACGCGTTCCCAGCCCTCGTCACACAGGCGTATGAGGCGCGATATCGGCTCGTCCATGTGCCAGACGGGCGCGGCTTGGCGCTTGCCGTGCGGCCACTCGCGGAGGAGCGCGTCTTGCAGCTGAGATCCGCCGTCAATCACGTCCGGGACAATGGCCCAGGTTGTCGGGCAATCAAGCCAGCGGTCGGCCCACGCGTAGAACGCGGTCCAATCGGTGGCTTTGCCTGACTTCCATTTGCTAAAGGCGCCGTTGTCCAGCATCACGGATTGGCCGATGCGGTGGCAGCGTTCCACGTCTTGCGGATAGGCGTGCGAGACGCAGAAATGCCGCCCCGCCAACTCGTAAAGCGCAGTGACGGGCGTGATTGGCGTGCCGTGATAGTGGATCGTCATGCCGGCCTCGCGCGCAACCAAATCGAGTACGCAAGCGACGCGTAGAGCTTGGCAAGGATCAGGCCCGGCGCCCATGCAATAGTCCCGAACGCAAGCGCCGAAAACAGCAGGCTATCCAGCACTGCGCCGACCAGCCCGGACGCCAGCACCGCCAGCGCCATTCCCCGCGCGCGGAGTCGGGAATAGACGGCCCAATCCGCCAACTCGGACAGCAGGAACGCGATAGCAGAAGCCAGCGCCAAAGCCGGCGGCGAAAACAGCAGCGACAAGGCAGCGCCCCCAGCGATGCATACCAAAACCAAGCTTTGGCCGGCTCGCTCGTCCAACGCATCCCGCAGCGCCAGCGCCGCACCAATCAACAGCACGCCAGAAGGCGCCATTAAACCGGGCGCGACAGGAATGAGGCACGGGCCATTCGGCACGCAGACCAAGCCCACGTTGCCGATCAACCAGTTGGCGGCGGGAATACAAGCGAGGAACGCCAAAGCGATTGCCGCGGTCATTGAGCGACGGCCTGGCGCAGTTGTTCGGCGCGCATCTTGGCGGCTTCGTTGCCGCGGGCGGCAAGTTCCTCGTAAGCCGCGAGCAGGTGGTGCGGCGCCAGCGGGCGGGCCGTGACGGGCGGCGCCTCCTTCGTGACCATGGCGGCCATGTCGCGGGCGAAGGCTTCGGCCTTGGCGCGGACCTCGGCCTTCTGCGCCTCGGTCAAAGGCTGGCGCTCGGCTTCGGGTTCCGGCTGCGGCTGTCGCGCCTCGGCGGCGGCTCGGAGCGCGCGTTCCACATCGGCCAGCCGCTTGGCGTTGCGGGCGACAGCCTTGCGAATGTCGGCCGCGCTCGGAAAGAACTCGGGAAGGTCGCGGCGCGCATCGGCGGTAAAAGCGCCGGTCGGAAGGTCGCAGCAGAGCGCGTGCAGACCCAGGCACCGGACGGCAAAGTCTTCCGCAGATTGCGGGTTCCGGACCGCTGCGTTGACCGGGCCAAGCCAAGCCTTGAAAGCGTCCTGACTGACCGGCTCTAGGTCGTCGCGCATGGCGTGGATGGTTTGCTCCACGGCGTCGCGCTCGCGGTCGCTCAGCGGATGAAGCTGCGGCACGGGGCCGACAAACATGTGTTCCCGGTCCTCCGGGGCCGCGGCGTAGAACGCGGCTCGCTCGGCGGCGTGGGCTTCAACGGCGCGCATGTGCGATGCGACGCTGGCCGGGATTTCGGGAAGCCGCAGGGTTGACGGCAGGTTCACGGGGACGGCGGCGCCGTTGGCCGTGCGTCGGGCGATGTTCGTCATTGAAGCATCCATCCGAGTTTTGAGGGTTGGGCTGGGAAGCCTGCCGGTTGCGAAGCCTTGACCGGGAACAGTCCGCGCCAGCCGTTGGCGATGGACTGCTCGATGACCGCCTTCGGGTCGTGGCCCTCGGCGCGCAACTCAGCCAACTTCCTAACGGAAAGTTCTGCGGCTTTTTGCGTCCATTGTTTTCCCCGGCGGTAGTGGCACCAGTCGGCCCAGGCATCGGCCGGAAGCCAAGCGGGAACCTCCACCGGAAGCGCGGTCACGCGCGCACTCTTCTTCTTGGGTTGATTGAGGATTACTGAGGGTTCTTGAGGGTTGGGGTGCATGTGGTGCGGGGTTTCACGCACGAGATGCGGGGTATTACGCACGAGATGCGGGGTTTCATGCACGAGATGCGGGGTTTCTGTCTGGCCGTTACCCCGCGCCTCCTGCGGGGTATCACGCACCACATGCGGGGTTTCTGCCCCACCATTACCCCGCGCGTCATGCGGGGTTTGCATGGGCAGGCGATACACCGTCGCGCGCCCTCGGCCGCCCCCAATCTCGCGCTCGATTAGGCCGTCTTTCGTAAGAGAGATTAGGGCGCCCTGAATGCACCGCTCGCCCAAGCACGTCGCCTCGACAAGCTGCGCCATGGACGGCCAGCATTCGCCCGCGTCGTTTGCCTGGTCGGCCAGCACCCACAAGACGGCCTTCTGCGGCGCCGGCCGGCGGATCGGACGAACCCAGCGCAAAGCCTTCATGCTCATTTGCGCTTCCTCGTCTTGGGTTCCGCCGGCAGCGCCCACAGGCGCACCAGCACGTCCGTCCTCGCGTCGTCCACTTCCAGCGCTAGGCGCCGCATGTAGCGGTCATTCGCCACGATGCCGGCGCGCTGCAAAAGGTCCTGGAGGGGCTTGATCGCGTTGTCTGGGTCGATGCGCGTCCGCGGCAGCGTGATGGCGATGGCGTAGCAGCCCGGCATGTGGTCGCCGTGCGTCTGCTCGGCGCAGGCGACGCCGCCCTGCGCCAGCCATGCCACGTATTCCGCGCTCTTGAACGTCCGGCCGTTCCCGTTGCGCCAGAGCCGGTTGCTCGACGGCGGCACGGGAAGCGTGAGTTGAATATCCGCGGGCGTGTTCAAAGCGCCCGCCTTCCGCCGACGCGGCCACCGGACGAGCCGCCCTCGGCCATCCAAGAGTCGCCGCCGCGGTGCAACTCGCAGCGAAAGAAGTTCTCACGGCGCGGGTCGTAGCTGAACGGGTTGCGGCAAAGGCTGCACTTGCGCTCGCGCATCCACGGCAACGCCTCGGCCTTCGTCACGCGCGGCCTAACTCGCACGCGGTCATGACGGACGCGAACAACATGCGGCTTGGTCAGCAGGCGATGCCGGGCCACCACGGCCTGCGGCGTGCGGCCAATGCGCGGGCCAATAACGCGGGCGATTTCCAGCGTCATCTTGCCGGCGAGGTAGGGCGCCAGCGCCGCGTCATCCTCCGCGGACCACCGCGGCGTGGCCTGCTTGCTCATGCGGCATACTTCTCCGCACGGACCTCGCCCAACGCCTGCAACGCCTCGCGCAGCTTGAGCCCGTGGGCGGCGGCGACCTTGCCGGGATCTGCCCGCATGTTCCGCCGGAACGCCGCCCGCGCCCGCTCCATGCGCCCTTCGGCGCTGGTCGCGCGGGTCGCGTCATACTCGGGTATGACCGCCACGGGCGCCGGCTCGGCGGCATAGACCAGCACGCGCGGGCGCTTGGGCGCGGCTTGCGTCTCAGCCTTCGCGCGCCGCTTGGGGGCCTTCAACTCAGGCGGCAACGGCGCCCGGCCCTTAGGCCGCGGTGTGCATTTGATGTGCTGCGCCCGCTTGAGAATGCCGTTGAACGACACCGGCCCGCCTGGCAGTGCGTTGACTTGGTCCATGATCTCTTGGCGAGAAATCTTCTTGTTCGGCCAGATCACGCGCAGCAGCGCATCCCGCTCCGGGGACCACACCCGCGCCGCGACGCCGTTGGCGCGAAGCTGTGCGGCAAAGAACTCAGCGCCGCGCCGCACGCCGCAATGGCGAGCCCGCTCCTTTACCGCCTTGTTGGACTTGATGACGCCGCCGGGCAGCGCGTTGCACATT